CAATAGCTGTGTTGTATGAGCCGCCAGCGGTTAACGCATCAAGCGCATTATTACCCAACGCTACGTTATCTGTTTGATTAGGATAATTCCCATCCAGCTTGATTGTGCCGCCATCGACTGACAGGTTGCCGCCAATTGTTAGACCCGTCAACGTGCCAAGGCTTGTCACGTTCGTCTGCGCGGCAGTTGCCAGCGTACCAGTAATGCTTGTGTTGGCTGTCAGTGTTGTAAACGTACCCGCCGCGGCCGTTGTTCCGCCAATGACGGATCCGTTGATCGTCACCCCATCCAGCGTTCCGGAGTTAATATCAATGCCAGTGACCGGGGTCGTGCCGTCAAGCAGATCATCCAGGTTATCAAAGTTGGTATTGATTTTTTCGCCCCAGGTATCCTCTGACGCGCCGACTTCCGGCTTAGTTAAGCCATACGTGGTGGTGGTGGTATCTGCCATTGCTCAACTCCTTAGTGTCCGCCAAGGCGCAGTCTTCCGTCGATGTGAGGGGAAAACGAGCCGCCCCAGCCCGTTGTGCAAATTATCTCACAAAGCGTCGGATCCGCCAAAAATTCATGCTACGCGGCCTCACTCCAGGTGTCGCTGGCCGGGGTGCCGTCAGTCCAGGTGTCAGACGCCGCGGAAGCGCCAGACCAAGTGTCGGACGCCGTTGATGTTTCCGTCCAAGTGTCACTCGCCGCACTGGCGTCAGTCCACGTCTCCGTCGCGTCGGTGGTCGGCTCCCATTTCTCAATGGCACTGCAAACCGTACTACAAACAGTACCGATGGCGGCGCTACTGAATTGCACGCGGTTGCCGACCGCCACAACCGAGCACGAGACGGGCAGGGCGACCGAAACGCTGACAATGGTCACCGCCGTCGCAGAATTCGTCAACGCGGGCGACGCAGTCGCGGATCCCAGTAATATTACTTCGCCAGACGCCGTACCGCTCGCGGCTGCCGCGGTGGATCCATCACCCTCACGGACGCGCTGCGCTGCCGCTGTAGATGTCGCGCTGGCCGCTGGCGTCGCGTCGCCCTCACGGACCCGCTGAGCGCCGCAGGAGCTGGTTGCGCTAGATGATGCCGTCGCGGCGCTTTCCCGCACTCTCTGGGCGTCTGAGGCGGTCGTGGACACCGTCGCCGGGATAGACGCCGCCAGGCGCACCCGGACAACGGCGGATGCCGTAGAGGTCACGCCAACAACAACCCCGGCACCCTCCTTGAACACGCCGTCCACACCGTAAGCCTCGACACCAAAGGTGCCAGTGCCAAACCCGGTGCGGTAGGTCGTGTCAGCCATTAGTCTAGGGTCACGTCAAGGTCGCCCGATGGGACGCGGAACACGTCGCCCGTGTCGATTGCCTTGCTTGTGCTCAACGCCGCGTATGCAATCAAGTCACCACCGTATGACGCCGTGTACACGCCGACGTGCGTGACCGTGCCGTATGACGCCGTCGCAGTCGGAAACTCAATTGCGGCAGAATTCGACGCGGTATTGCCGGAAACAGTGAACGTCGCCGATTGACGCGCGTATGCGGTGCCGGAGGTGCTCACCTCGGTGCCGCTGGCGTCCTCCGCCGGGTTGGACGTAAACAACGCCAAATACCAGGCTGTGGGCCGAGTCACGGACGTTGTAGTGAAAACGTAATTCAATACGTGTGTTTCGTAGGTGTTTGAAAAGCTCATCTTAGTACGCCTTTATCTTCATGCGACGGCCAGACCCGCCAAACTTGGTTGCTTCGCTTTCGCGGTTGATTGAGGCAATCGCCTGCTCGTAAAGCGCCGCCCAAAGTTGCAGCCGCGCGTCATCCTTCAAGTAAGGCGCTGAGTGCACCAAGGATCCGTATAGGTATGCGTCCGGGAAATACTCCAACAGCCAGTTTGACGTGTTACTGTCGCTCAACGCCGAGATCCGCTTGTAGTAGTACAGCTCAGTCGTGTACGTGCCGTCCGGGGTGGGGTACACCTCGATTTCGCCAGCCGTCAGCGCGTAATACGCAGGCTTGCCGGAGGTATCCAAATTTTCGTACCGCCGTCGCAGCATCTCAGCCTGGCTGATCAGCTCAAGCGGACGCAAGTTGCCCGACGTGACGTGAAACGTGATGACCTCCAGAAAATCAGCCGGGATGGCGCTGTATTGCGTGTCGATTTCCGCAGTCGCGCGGCCCTCCATGCGCCAGTGACGCACCTTGCGGGACAAGTCAGCCTCCGCCAGCGTGATAAAGTCCGGCGCGACGGTATCCAGGTCATCCCGGTTGAGAAAATCAGTGATCGAGCTTTTCAGCTCCGCGTATGTGGTGATCGCCATTAGTTACCTCGGCTTTCGAGGTATTTTGCTACCTCATTAAATAAGGCGGACTGGTTTCGCTTGGGTGGGCGAGGGGCCATAAAGTCATCAATCGCAAACGTGGCCCGAGACGCGGCGTTCCCGGCGTTGCGCATCGCGTTTGGCAAACCGCGCGCCCCGCGGACCGCTTGCTTGGCAAAGGGTGCCAGCGTCAACGCGGCGTCGGCGACGCCCATCGCGGCCATGCCAGCGTTTTTCGCCATACCCATGTAATCACCCTCACGGTACGCGTCGGGTATATCCGCGGCTGCGCGGTAGGCATCCTCAAAACCAATCATGGTGCCCACGCCAGGCGAAAAGCTCGCCGCGTTTGCCGCAGCGGTCGCCAAATCCGGGTTGCCCGTCTGCCGTAGGGTTTTGTAGAAAATTTCGTTCATGATCGCGTTGTCGGTGTTCGCTTGATCCATCGCTGCCTGCAACACGTCGTCGCTGTATTTGTAGCCAGGCTCAACGGTGCGGCCACGATTTCGGCCACGCGCGTTGGGGGCAGGGGTGCGCGGCGTGTTCATCTCATACGCCTCGTTGCCCACGGCGACGGCGTTTGAGTAATCGTTGCGCAGCTTCTCGCTTTGGCGCTGCGTTTGGTTTTTCTTTAGCCCGGCAACCTTGTTGCGGATCCGTTCCTCTGGGGTCATCGCACGCTCTCCAGGTATCTCATGATTTCCATTTCGCTGGGCATCTCAGACGCCTGCGCCTGGCCTCCGCTGCCCGCCATACCAAGCACGCCCAACGGCGCCGCGGCTGGAACCGCCAGCAAACCCTTGTTCATGATAAAGTCGTACAGCACCTGTTCGCGGGTCGAGCCGCGCTTTTTCGCCTGGATGTCCGCGCGATCACGAATGGCACCCATAAACGTGGTTTGGCTAGTGGGGTCGACGCCAGTCTTGCGTGCCGCGCCCATCCACAGCGCCGCCTGGACTTGCGGACCCGTCAATCCAAGCTCCTGGCCCAGCTCAAACATAAAGTCTTCCATCGCGCCGTATTCGTTGTCGTTTGGTTTCTGCGACCAGACAACCGGGTTGTCCTTGATCGCCTCCATTGGCACGACGCCATCCTTGACGGCCGCTTTAGGGTTAAACGCGGGCTTGCCCATTTTGTTTGTAGAAAAGTATTTCTTGGCTGCCGGGTATTTGCTCAAGATTTCGTCGGCAAAATCCTGGCCAACCTCAGTACCCGCGACTGCCAACCAATCAGGGTCCATCGAGGCCATGCCGAAATAACGCGTAAAGTGCAGATCCGCCGCAATGTTTTTCTCGGATCCCTTTAGTGATTGCGTGAAACCCTTTGGTTTGGGGTTGTCGACCATGGATGATTTTGTGCCGGACACCCCAGGCTCGGCGCTTGCGTCCCATTGGCCCTGCACCTGACGTCCGGCGATCATTTCCTGCAAGCCCGCGGTCTTATGGCCGTAACCCTTTTCGCGCCCCTTGGCCAACGCACGACCGTCCGCCAGTGTTTCTAGGTTTTGCAGTTGCTCCATGTACTCCGGGTCGGTGTACATACGATTTCGTACCGCAGACGCGTTGCCGATGTTTGGCGGAACCTTTGATCCGGGAGACGTCGCGCCAACCAAGTCAAGAAACTCAGACCACTGCCTTGTCCCTTCCTCTTCGCCGTACCCGGCAACAAACCAGTCGCGCAGCTCCTCGGTGTTGTACCAATCCTCACCAACCTCCAGGCCAGCCTCGATACTGCTTAGCATGTCCTGGCGCATGGGGTTGCTGGGGTCGCGCAGCGCAGTCAGTGATTTCTCCAAGCGTGGCGGCAATTTGGTCGGCTTGTAGCGCATAAACGTAAAATCCGAACGATTAGGCGCGACGCCGCGATAACGAGGATCGCTGCCTGGTGCCTTGCCCACCATGCCCAATAACGTGTCGACGCCTAAATCAATTTTACCCATGTTATCTCTTCACGCTCTTCTTACCGCTACAGCCCCACGCCTTGCGCCGGACCCGTACCTTTGGGGTACGCTTTTGACTTACTGTGCGCGCGCAATACGCATCCCCACGCTTGGTGCCAGGCCGGGAGATCCGCTTGTGCGTTTTCCCGTCGCTGTCCTTGTAGGTTGTGCCGTCGGCGTACTTTTTAGACGCGGGCACCTTCTTGCGCTTCGTTGGCATTACTTTTTCTTGCCGCCGCCTTTTTTCTTACCCTTGTGGTATGGCATCACTTTTTCCTCTTACTCTTCGACTTTGGTTTCGCTTTTGGTTTTGCGCTCTCGCGTAACGCCTTTGCGGTGGGGGCACCCTTTTCGCCAGGCTTGCGCATGCGTTCGCCGGATCCGGCTTTGATACGCTTGCGTTTGTTGTGGATGTTTTTCCACAATCCCGCCTTGGGTTTACTTGCCATATTTTTTACCGAGGCACTGCCCGGCACGCTTACAAGCCGCGGGGGTTGGGCATCCTTTGCATGGTTTCATTGCCATTACATTCCTCCTAACAATCTCAAAATTCCTGGCGCGACAGGTTGCGCGGGCCGGGTGCCAGTCACGTTACCACTTTCACGCATCAAGCGTTCCAGCGTGCTTTGCATGTACGACGGCATCTTGCCGCGATCACGCGCAGCCAAACGAGCTGCCATTTCTTCCTGGGTTACCACAGCGCCTGGCCCTGGCCCCTGAAACGGCTTTGTGGGAGGCAAACGTCGATCCTGAATTGCCATGCCGCCCGCGCCGCCCATGGCCGCACCCTGCAACAAACCCATGACGTCAACGCCCTGGCTCTCTAGGCGCTGCACCAACGCCATCAGTGATTGCATGTTCGCCATAATGACCTCCAAAATGTGTTAGGAAAATATTACCACAGCGCCCGTAAACGCCCAAAATTACGCGATGCCCTGCATCCCGCGGCGCAACTCACCCCGCCAAGACTTAAACACCCCGGACTGCGCGGTGGCCGCACTCGACGCCATCGTCAGGCACAACGCGTCCGCCAAGTCGGGCGACCCCACGCCGCGCCTGCGCATCTCATCCTTACTCTCGGCTTTCATCTTGCCAGACGAGGTAAAGCTGTAGCGTATCGCCGTCAGCTCCGCCTGCAATTGGTCGTCCTTCGGCAGCTTGCACGAGCGATCCTCCAGCCAAGCCTTGCATTTGAACCACAGCTCCGACCGCAAGTTCATGTAGGTGTCACCCATGGACGGGCTTTCCGCCACGTTAATGCCGCGCACAGGTAAATCCAGCTCACGCAGGCGATCCACCACGCCGGACCCCACGCCGATGCTGTCCACCAGTATCTCCACGGGACGCCTGGACGGCTCCAGCGCCTCATACTCGGCAACCACGCGACCCGTGGTCTGCATCAAGTCCAACCCGCGCCAGGAGCGCAACTCAGTCACCACCGGGCCTTGCCGCTTGCACAACGCCGTCGCATCCGAGCCAAACCGGGCGACATCCAAGCCCCACACGACGTCCGTCTCGTCCGACACCACAATATCCCGATGCTGCGCCGCCTCCACCAAGTGAAACGGAATGATCGTGTTATCGTCGGACAACGGAAACTGCCCCAACACACGCACCCGAAACGCGTTGCTCTCCTCGCCGTAGCGCAGGCGCATCTCATCGACAAACTCATTGCTCACCAGCGGGCTATCCTCGCAGCTCCACGTCCGGGTCCACCAAGAATTCGCCATCCGGTTGTGGCTCTCGAAAAACGTGCCGCTGGACCGGGTGGGGTTGGACAACATCAACGTCGTCGCGTTGTGGCCCGACATAGACCCAGCCGCAGCCTCAAACACCTGTTCCGGCACGCCGGACGCCTCGTCGACAATCAGCAACACGTTGTCCGAGTGTACCCCGGCCAGGGCTTCCGGCGTCTCCGCACGAGCGGTCCTGCAAGAGATGAAAGCCTCCGCCGGGGCACGCAAAAGCTCGACGCGGTCAGATTTCACGTTCAACAGCTCCTGCAATTCCTTGGGCAACTCATTGATCCACCGCTTCAACTCAGCAAACATCGCGTCAAACAACTGGCTGGACGTCGGCGCCGTCACAACGACCTTCACCGGGTATCTCAGAAGCAAAAACCACAGCATCGCCCAGGACGCCGTCGTGGATTTACCCGTGCCGTGCCCGGATTTCACAGACATCTTACGCTCGCCCTGCGCCAGTGCCTCCAAGAATTCACGCTGGTACTCATACGGATCCGCGCCCAGCATCTCACGCACAAAACGCACCGGGTCGTCGTAATACGCCGCCGTGAACTCCTCCATGAAGTTATTCGTCATGGTCAATCACCTTCGCGTCGCGTACGGTATCACGTACGGTCTTCATCTTCTTCAGGGCGTCCAAGTGCATGTCGCCCAGGTTCAACGTGACGTGCGTCTGCGCTTGCTGGGAGCCGTACCGCTGTTGGTTCCACGCCTGCGCGATAAACCGATGCTGCGCGGCCTCCTCCTTCGCTATACTCACGTCCAACGCCGACAACTCAGAGGCGCGTGAACCCTCCTTCGCCGTGTCGCGCTCAAGTTTACGCTCGTTACGCAACCGCCGCATAATCTCAAACCCAGCCTCCGCATGCGCATCCGCAGCATCCGCTCGTGCGGCCTCAAGTGCGGCGCTGTACTCGGGGTGGTCCTTCAGGATCCGATGAAGGTAGCCGCGGTGCAAGTCTAGCTCACCCGCAAGCTGCGTGATGGTGCCGCCCGACAAAAGATAATCGGTGAGGTATTGCACGCCGCCGCTCTTCTCGATGGACGCGAGTGCCGCCTTGCGTTTGGGTCGTCCTGCCATAGTTTTTCTCCGTTGCGGTTAGTTTACGATAGGGGGGTGCCGGGGGGCAAAATTTGGGGGGAACGTGTGTGTGGTCTTGCACAAGCACTACCCCCGGGTCGGCCAGGGGCGGGGGGGGGTATTTCGCGCATTTTCCGCAATAATTTAACATAATAGGTGTTATCCACCCTTTCGAAATCGCGTAACCCATTGATATTACTGCGGTTTGACGAGAGCGCATAACTAAACGTGCGATTTCGTGTGTTTCTGCGGGTGCGACATCTATGCGCCACATGCATACCAAAGCCGTTTCTCGCGCGCGTACGCGAGGCTGTCGTTAGTGTGCTGTAGCGTGAAAAGAGGCGACGCTTAGCCAGTGTAAGGGAGGAGAACCAAGCGCCGCCAGTTGGAGCATCCACAGGGAGAGATGGTAAACTCCAGGCTGGACCTAACAGTACCCGCGTCAGATCCAGTGAGGCAAACATAGAGAGACGTCTATGCATCACCACAGTATCCCATCTATTCATCCCAATCAAAAATCTGTGCATCCTCGCCCGCCAAGCGATACGCGATCACCAGGTAGTTTATCTGATCAATGATGCTGTCCTCGTGAAACCCGTTGTCGTCCACCCGCGCAGCTTTCAGCTCCGACATCATCCGCGCAACGTCGTACGCCGTCAGAGCGGCCCCTGGAGCGAGCTTGCCGCGCAGCACGCTGTTCCACCTGTCGCAGATCGTTTGGTGCATCTGTGAGGCGTCACCGTAGCTCCCCTCGCGTTCTTTCAGGATCCCCGCGGCCTTACCTAAGATCGTCTCGTAATTCATCTTTCGTCCTCGCTTTGTATTTTGCATATCCGTTGTTGCTGATCACCTTGACGTAATCCCGGTCGATCAGACCGAGCAGCGTCTTGCGTATCTCATCGAGTTCCTCATCCATTGCCCCGGCGAGATCCTCGGCAGTCATCGTGCCTTGCTCCCGCATGAACGTCAGGACGTGCAGCTCGTATTTCGTGAGAGGCTCCCGCCATACCCTGCGCCGCTTGTCGTCGGGCAGTGCAGCCCTCAACCCCAGCTCGGCGCGTCGGCGTTCGAATTCCATCATGCGCTGTCTGAGTAGTTCCTCATCCATGGCGCAACTCCCACTGCCTGCGCAGGATTGCGTCGCGTTGCCATTGGCTCCATTTCTTCAAGTGAGGTGCGCGGAGATGCTTGCGTCTATTTGCGACGGCTTCCAACTCCTCCAAGGAGGTGATCTCATCCATCACTCGGTTGAAATCTTTTTCCCCCAAGTCGGCGTAATCTTTTGCCCGCCAGACGTGCTGAAGGATCCGCTCCCGGTCAATCATCTCGATCTCCCAGGGCGTACCACCCATCAAGCACTACCACCATACCATGCCTTACGGCAAATGGTAGTGATGGTATGCTGAGCCTTGACCGATACCAGTTGCGATACCAATCACTACCAAAGCATACCAGTAGTGATATTTTAGTGAGACTAATCAGTAACTTATGTAAAAGCGTTTTCTGGTACACCTGGTACGCCCTCCTACAATTTGTACTTTTGGCGTACCAGCCAGAAAAACCCGTCGTTCACGGCAATTTCACCCTTGCCAAGCATCCCGTCGACGGCACGTTTCCACGCCTGTGATTTATTACTGACGGTCAGCTTCCCGTAGAAGTGATCCCGCAGTTGTTGCTCGTTGATGACCCACCGCGTGCCGCTTTCCGGGTATCCCACGCCGCCTGGGTTTGGTCCGCCGATCTGCTCTCCCCACAACTGCGTAAAGCAAGTGAGTAGCAGGCGTTCATTTGGGCTGACCTTTGTGGTGGCCTCGTTGACGCGTTCGTCGTCCGCTGGCGTAATGTAGCAGCTCGTGACCGGGTCGCCGTCCTCGTCGCACCCCAGCTCAACCGCTTTCAGCTCGAACGCGAATTCCTTGCCGCTCTCGATGTCTCGTTGCTTGGTGGCTTTCGCAAAGCGGATCCCGGCGTCCTCGTCGACCCTGAGTTCGATTTCGGTATCCGTGGCCGCCCTGAGTGAGCTGTGACCCCTGGCGCCGTTGTCTGCCTTGCCGGAGTGATGCACGGTGACGACGGTCGCCTGTGCGTGATCCCTGAGTGCGTCGGCGTTGCTGATGTACGCCGTCATGTCCTCGGGTCCGTTTTCGTTACCGCCAGCCAGGGCGCGCGACAGGGTGTCGACCACGATCAGCTCAATTTTGCCGTGCTTGTCTTTGACCAGGTCAATGAGCTGTTGGAGCTTTGGCAGGTCCGCCTCGGGATCCAGCAAGTTGACCGGGCAGGGACGCACGGCCAGCGGCACGTCTGTGTCGCCGTAGTGGTCCGCGATTGCCTTGGCTCTGTTGAGATACCCGTGACCGCCCTCCGCGGCTAGGTAGAGCACCACGCCTTGCTGCACCTTGTTGTCGTGCCAGGGACGCCCGGCGGCTACGTGGTACGCCATGTCCAGCATCAGGAATGACTTACCCGTGTTGGACTGGCCGTACAGCACCGCCATTTGTTGTCGGCCGATCCACCCCTTAATCAGGTAGTTTGATTTCAGCACCGGGGCGGCGTCGCCGATCCACACAAGCTCGTCCAGGAGGCTCTCCGGGCTTTTGAGCTGAGTTAAGCCTTGCTTGACGGCTGACAGGCCCAGCGTGGCGTGTACGTCGTTCCAGTCG